CGACGCTGTCGGACATTCGGCGCGACTGCCTGGCGCCGCCACCAACGTCTCGGTGCCAGCGCCCTCATGCGCCACGCTCGAGCTGGCCGGCACGGCGCCGACGTTGTTGACCGTCGTCCCGGTACCGGTGCCAGGGTAAGTGCCCTCGGTGCCGCCGGCCGTGGCGCCAGATCCAGACGCCAATGCCGTAGTGTTTGCAGCAAACGTCGTCAGCGGACCCGCGGCACCGTCATCGAAATAGGGCGGCGGAAAATCTTTCGGATTGACGCTGCTCCAGTTCTTTGGGTCGTTCATCGTGTTCTTGGTGAAGTTTGGCACGTTGGTTGGTGGCGTCCCGCCGGTGCAGGGAAAATTGGTTGGCGGTGTCGGATTAGGCGGTGTCACGGTTAGTGCGCTTTGAGCCATGCGGCCCTCCTATGGTTAGTCGTATTGATCTTGCCGCGCCAGGTCACCCATAGCGCCACCGGCAACAAGGCCGCCTGCCGTGAACAGCGGGAAGCCTTTCTTGAGCGCCATCTCGCGCAGTTGCGGGGTGATGGTGACAGAGTGGACGATCGGCGTCGTTTGCTTAACGACATCGGCTTGCCGTTGCTTCAGATAAGCCTCTGCCAATTCCCTGTTGTTAAAATCCCTCAACATGGTTCCGTTCTGATCGCGCACGACCCAAGGGCCATGACCTTCCATGCTAAACTGCGGAATGGTGCCGCCCAATTGAGCCTGCTCAACCCTCGCCCCATGCTTCTTCACCAGCTTATTGACCGTGGCGGGCAGGATTTCGTCATAGAAGCCCTTCATGCCCTCGCCGCCAACTTTGAGGTCAAGGCCGGATAGTTCACGCACAGGACCATGATGCTCGTGCGCCAGCAACCGCTTTTGATTTACTTCGTCGGCAGTCTTGTTCAAATATCTTTCAGCATAGTCCAAAGCCTCACCTTCACTGCCAACCGTGCCTTTCCCGATATTCACCCCGCGACCATCTGGATTTGTAACGTGATACTGATGCTCGGACTGCTCGACTTTTAAGTCACCACGATTAACGTAAGTCAGGCGCGAAAAGTCTTTCGGCGTCTGATCCAGCATCTTTTGCGCGACATCCTTGCCAAGATAGTCTGCTAATTTCTCCGGGGTCACTCCTACTTGTGCAATGACCTCCTTGCCATTGTGGTCGAAGGCGTGAAGGTAATCGTTATTGGTGTAGCGTACCTTGCTAACCTGCTTGCTCAGATCATACCGATCCGCCTGCACACTGCCCGGCGTCCACGCCACCTTGTCGTAGCCCTTCTCCGCCGCCTCGCGGATGACGCGCTTCATGGCGAGATCGGGCCAAGTGGTTTTGAACGGGGCGTCGGGCGGCCCTTTCGACACCACAACTTGACGGTCATGAACTAAATTCCACCATTTGGTTGCCAGATTATAATCACCGCCAGCATCAGTGATCATCTTGGATGAAATGTTGTTTGGGTCTTCACTGATGCCTAATTTGCGAATTTCAGGCATCAGGCTTTCGGCTTCTGGCGTGATTTGTAGGCCATACCCTTCCCGCTTGCCCTTCTGGTGCCAATCGCTCTGCACCTCCTCGACAAACAGCGTCTTCTTGCCGTCGATGACGCGGTCGTTGGTGCGAATGTGCGCGAGGATGTTGGGTTCGTCGAAGTGGGAGGATTTGAACGCGCCGCCAGTATCACCATAGGCATTGATCTGATTATCGATGTAAGCGCGTTCAGCATCTGTCATCGGCATTTGACCAAGCGGCTTGTCGCCGTACTTTGCCTTCAGCTTGTCAACAGCCGCAATGTAGTTGTCATTCGGCGTCGGCAACGTCAGCAGCGTCTCCCGGTAGTTCTCGCCGCCGGGGAGGGTATATTGGGAGAATTTGGTAGGCTGACCCTGTGCAGAAATAATTTGATCAGTAAGAGCCCGATCACGATCAGCAAGTTCACGAACTCGCTCGACCCTTCCTTCTCTTTCCCCCGGACCCTGACCGCGAGCAATTTGCGAACGCGCTTCATTTAGCTGCGTCCTAACCAAAGCACGCTCTGTTTCAAGACCAGAGGTTAAGTCATAATCTGGACTACCCTTCACCACCTCGCCCAGTTGCACCTTGTTCGCCGCGATGTGATCCAGCAGATCCTGCTTGGTCACAGCTCCTGTCTGGTCGAACAGGTCGCCCAGTTTGAGCGTGTTTATTTCTTCCGGCTTCACGCCCGGCTGGTTGCTTAAGAAACCGCGCCACTGCTGGCCCGGTGCGGTGGTCTGCTTGGCTCCCTGCACCGCCTGCTCGACGGCGGAATAGAACGGCGGGGCGTGAGGCGCGAGATCGGCAAGCGCGCCCAGTTTGCCTTCAACACCCTTGATATTGCCGCCAAAACCGCCCGCGAGATCCTGCTCGCCGCTGCTGTCTTCCGCCAACTGACCCATCATCGCAGGCACGCCGCCCTGCTGGTACGTCGCAACATCACGCCGCGCCAGATCGCCCGCCTTCTGTAGCCAACTTTGCGGCGGAACGTAATCGTACGTTGCTGCCGGTGGCTGCTGGCCCGACATCATCCAGTCTTCCGGCGTCAGGCCACCGACAGCGTTCTGCGGCGGCTGCATCTGCGTCTCGTCGGGATAGAGATCCGACCGCGCCAGCTCGCCCATGATGTAGTCGTCGTCAGCCACCTGGCATCACCGGTCGTTGCGGTTGTGTCATCTTGAACTGTGCCTGCGCGCGCTGCTGCTGCATCTTCTCGGCCATCTGCGCGCGCGAAGCGATGCTCTTTTGAATGTCGGCCTCAGCCTTTTCGCGGTTAATCTGCATGTCCTGTTGGCCCTCGAGCATCTGCATCTGGTGCGCCTCGCGGCTCTCCATCGCCTTCTGGTTCTGCACCTGCACCTTGGCTTGCTGGTCACCTTGCTTGGTCGACAGTCGCATTTGCTCGATGCGCTGCGCGTTAAACAGCTCCATCTTCTTGTGATCGTCCTTCTGCTTCAGCTCGGCCGCCGTCATCGCCTGGTCCATCTGGTCCTTGTCGCGCTGGCGCTTGTCTTTCATTTGCTCGATCTGTAGCGCAGTCTTGGCATTGATCTGCGCTGGGTTGTTATCAGTTTGGTTCTGACTGCCCTGCTGCTCCATCTGCGCCACCAAGTCATCAATCGCACCATCGAGCGATCGGCCAGCACGGAATGGTGCGGTGGCGAACTTGAGCAGCTCACCACAGAATGTTGCACACTGCGGCTGTGCTGCAATCATCTGCGCCAGTTGCGGCAGTAGGCCGCCCAAAACGCCAACGAACTCAGAGCGCCGCTGCTTCTCGGCATTCTCGTCGGCTTGAATGGTGCTGTCGGTTTCAATGTCGAGCACGAATGATTTGGTGCGGTTATCCTTGAGAAATTCCAACACCTGCTCGATGGTCGGCTTTTCCTGCAGCTTGATGATCGTGCCGGACGCCGCCTGCTGCATTTGCTGAAACTGCTGCTGCAGCTGCTGCGCCTGCTCGGGGTTTTGCTGCGCCATCTGCTGGATTTGTGGCTGCTGGATCATCGTCAGCGCCTGCTGATGATGTTGCTGCATCTGCTCGACCACCTGCTGGATCTGCCGCTGCACCATCTGTTTCGTCGGCAACTGCGTCTGCGACATTTCAATCATCGTCACCGGTGAAAACTTTTCGGTGATGATCTCGGCGACAATCTCCGCAAGATCGCGAGCCACGCGCACCAACTCCGACTGCTTGTCACGCACCCGCGTGGATCCGTAATCGGTTTTGAGTTCTTGCGCGCCAAGCGTCTCTTGCGGATCGGTCTGCCCGCGCATGATGTCGGAGAGGCCGATGATTTGATAAACGTCGTCGATCACTTGCTTGCGCAGTGCCACCAGGGCGGTGATGGTTTGCGCAATCATGTCGATTGGCAGCCAGATGATCACCTCTTTGCTGCCGCCAAATGCAGCCCAGTTGGAAATCGGCACCAACATCCGCCCTGGTGTCTTCATCTTGATCGCCGCCTGCACTGCATCGGAGATCTCGGCGCCGCCGGCGGGATAAAATCCTTTCGCCTCGAGCGCATCGGAGAGCGCGTGGATCCTGCCCGTGAGCAGGTTCACTTCCTCGAGCTGGTCCTTGTATTGCAACACGTCGGGCACCGGCACGAGCGAATTGCGCTGACACGTTCCGTACGCCGGCTTGGGACACGGGAAGAAGTTTTGTAAGTCTAGGTGCGGATCGTCCTCGTCCAGGATGTCTTCGCAACCCTCGCCAACCCAGACGACACGCCGCTCTGACTTGTGCCAGATCTCCCAGAACTTGGCGCGCTCGCGCTTGTCGGCGCCGCCAACTTCTTTCGTATCTCTATCAACTTTGTAGTCGGCCTCCTGATAGGCGTCGCCGCTGCTTTCGTAAAAGCGTTTGCGCGCCTCGCCTCTGGTCAAGTAGCTGGCGGCCGCAACCCACGTCACCTCCTGCCAGCAGCGACTGATCGAATGCAGAAAGTCGCGCCGGTGCTTGAAGTCGATGCAGACGCGCTCGGTTGAGTAGTAGCCGGTTGTATCCTTCTTGGCCTCGTACCGACACCAGGGAACGCCGCGGCCGATCAGTGCGACGTCGTCGCGCAACAGCATCATTACGTCATTGATACGGGTCAGGTCGAAGGCAACAACCGTACATCGCTCGAGCAGCTCGCTGGCAGCTTGGGGGACAGCTCGCCTGTCCTTGAACTTGGGCACCACAACGGGGACAGGCGGCTTGGCGTAGATCGATGGCTTGAGCACCTCACAATTCGCCCAGAATATCTGGTACTCCTTGTCGCGCGCCATATTCGACAGACGCTCGAGCGATGCATACTGCTTGTCGATCTTGTCGCAGTGATCGTGCCACTTCTCGAAAACCTTCTCGCTCTCGGTCAGCAAGTTGAGCCAAGCCTTGGCCTTCTTGGGTTCGATCGCCGGATTATATTCCAGGTCGTCGTGCCGCACGTCGGGATCGGCCGCTGCATTTGGTTTCTTAACTGCCATAACGTGTCCACCCCAAATAAATGCCGGCCGCCAGGATCAATACCAACAATGCAATCAGTGACCAATCCATTGCCAGAAGTCCCGGTTACTTTGCTCGGGCACCATCACAAACCAACGCCGCAGCTCGTGCTCAACCATCGCGAAAGCCGGTATGGCGCGCCCTAGGCGGGTACGTGCTTTCCACCGGCGCTTGCTCGTACGCTTTTTCATTACGCGCCTCGTTGATCAGCTCGGCGATGCGCTCTGGCGTCTCCTTCACAAAAGCAGCCAGGCCGCCAAAGCGCAGCAGTGTGATGTCGTCCTTCGTCACCTCGAAGCCGACAATGGACAGAATGCTGACCCACAGCGGTTTCGTTGGTTGTCTCGCTTCGTCGCATTGCGTTAGTTTAATGATCATACCAATTCCCCCACAGCTGCGATCGCGGCGATAGCCGCATCGTCATAGCCGCCTTTCTTAACCGGACACTCGACGCGACCGCGGTTGGCCGGATGCTGACAACAGCTCGAACCCTCGCACGATCGTGACATGCAGATTGCTTCGGCGACACGGCGCAATCCGTCATCAGTAAACAACTTCACAGCCGGATCCCCTTGCGCTCTTCTACCGGCAACGGAATGTGCCAGCCTGGTTCTGGTTCTTCAGCCACCTGGCGCCGCTCTGCCTGACGCCATGCGAGCGATAGGTAACGAAACGCCGCGGCCGGATGCGCTGTCCAATCGTGCACGTCGGATTGTCGGAAGGCTTTCTTCTCATCATCCCACTCGCGACGGTATTGTTCGAGCGCGCTGATGCCGGTTTCTTCCGTCCTCGGATGAAACACGCACAACGGCAACGTACGGCGGGCTGCGTTGATGCCGTCCTGAAACGTCGCGAACGGAACGAGTTGGGGTTTGAGCCCCAACGCCGACATGGTTTCGACGCGCGTCTTGCCAGTGCCCCACTCTTTTATTTTCGCATCATGAGGAACATAGTCCGTGCCATGCATCCACCCGTATTTGCGCTCGCGTTCCTCAATGACCGTTGCGTAATGCTCAACGCCGACGCCACTAGCCGCGTAGTGGTCAAGGATGAAGAGCTGCGCGCCGACGATCTGAAACCACCAAATGCTCGTATCGTCTTTCACTCCCAAGTCCCACGCGCGATGTACGAACTGGCCTGGAATGGCCTCAACCTCAACAATTCGCCCTTCATTGCGGACATCGGCCATTTCGAGCGCAAAGTACGCACCCAAGATGGAAGCCTGCCAATCACAATAATACTCTTGAAGATATTGGGCGCGGCCGACATCGGCCCCGTATAGCGCCGTGTACTCCTTCAGCGTTTCTGCGAGAGCAGCCTTAGTGAGTGCATGCGTATCATCAACGGTGAGGAGTTGGGAGAACCACTCTGATGATTGAGCCGAATGCCGAAACATCTCGAACGCATGATTGCGTCCGCGGGGAGTAGTGATGAATGCCGCCCAGCCGTTGTTCTCCTCGAGCATCGGTCGGTGATAGGCCCAGGCGCTTGGGTTGGCGAGCGCCCACTCTGAGTAGACAATGCCGGCGACTGAGGCGCCGACGGTGGCGTTGTAGGTATCACTGCCAATGCATTGCCAGGTTGATCCGTTTCTAAGCCTGATAAACATCTCGTTGTCGTTAGTGCTGTCGCGGATCTGTTTGGGAAAAACTTCATCAATTCTCCTCTTGCCGGTGTGTGCGTTGATCGCTGTCCAGATCGCTTTGCGTGACTGTGCATACTCGGGAAGACAGTGCCAGTAATTGCCGACACGCTCCATCATCGACACCGCAGTGTGGTGCAAGCACACTTCATCTTTGCCAGCACGACGATGCCACACAGCCATCGCGCGCTTACCGTCACGCGCCAAGTATTGCCACAACTTTTCCTGGTGCGGCCGCGGATGCCAGTTGTTGTATGGCACATCGATCTTAAGTTTTACCGTCGTCGTCATCCTTCAACATTTTCCTGATTGTTATTTCGATCGCACCAGCGCCGTCGGCGCCGGCAACAGGCTGGATAGCTTTGCCCCAACCGCGGTCCATCAGGATCTGCGCGGCCGCAACGCTAATGCTGTTGGATTGATCTTTACCAGGATCAAGCATGAGCCCTCCCAGGCGCAGGATGCACTGCTTGGTGTAGCCGCGCGCTAGCGACCTGACGTCAGGCGGTATTTTTTTGCGTGGCAATGATTTAAGGGGTCAACCCCCTCCCTGCTTGGCCGCCATTGACCATGTTGAAGCGATCCTCAAGTTCGCTAATGCGCTCGCGCAGCTGCTCGATCATCTCGCGATCGCGAATGAAGTCGTTTTTGATTTGCAGCGCCAGTTGACCAAAGCCGGATGCAATGAAGGCCTTCAGCTGCTTTTCCATAGCAGCGTAGTAGTCGTTCTGCATGCGCTTACCCCGAAACAAAAGAGGGCGCCACAATGGGCGCCCTCTCGTACCTTGGTCAAGTTGGACGCTGGTTCAGTCTTCAGGATACTCATGCGAAAACGGCACTTCGCCGGCCAAGAGTTTTCGGAAATAAGCGTCGCGCTCGGCCTTTCGCCGCCCCGCCTCGATCATTCCCCTGATGCTGGCGACAACGATAACCGGCACAAGAACAACCACCCAGAAGATCACTGCCAACGCTGGATGCACAAAACCCAACGCCACACCGATCAGGAATGTAATCGGACCCCAGATCCCCGTCATCAGTTATCCCCCCGTTTCCACTTAGGTACCACCGGCGTCTCACCATGCGCCACCAGCGATCGCAGCAGCAGCGCCGTCGCGATCGGTATCTCGGCATCACCACTGACGTAGCGATGCGAGGTACGGCCAGACACGCCCACATAACGACCGGCCGACGCCTTGTTGAGCCCTAACTCCTTGATAATCATCTTGTATTGCCGCGGCGTCATCAACCGCTCTTTCTGCCAATCAGACATTTTTCAGCTCCTCTGTTGCGATGCCCTTATTTAGGCCACCCAGACAGGGCTGTCAATATGTCAGAACCCACTTGACAGGGCTGACAGTCTGTCCTATATCAGCCTCATCGCAACGGAGAAAACACATGTCCAACCTGACCAAGACCATTGATGCCCTCGGCGAGATCAAGGCGCAGATCGCCGCGCTCAAGGCTAAGGAAGACGAACTCAAGGCCGCGCTCGGCGACCTCGATGTCGGCGCCTACGAGGGCGACCTCTTCCGTGTCTCCATCTCAGAGACAAACCGCGAGACGCTCGACATGAAGGCGGTCCGCGCCCACCTCTCGCGCCAGTTCATTGCGGCGCACACCAACGTCACCCCGGTGCGGACCCTCAAGGTCAGCGCCCGTACCGGCAAGGATCTGGCAGCGTAAGCTGCCGTTTCCTCCCACCAGTTCATCACAACCGGAGAACGCGACCATGACCAAGGCAACCATCAACAACCAGCACGACTACATCACTCTGCGCATCAGGTTCGATGACGGCACAAAACTGAACATAACCAAGTCTTTCAGCGGCATGAAACTGTCGGGCGACCATGCCAACAAGGACGGCCTCAACTTCTTCAGCGCCTACCTGAAGCAGAGAGGTAAAGGCGAGGGCCGCACTCTCGGCACCGCCTTTGAAGAACTGCGTATAGCCGCGACCAAAAGCACAGACATCCTCTCGTTCCTCGATGGACTGAAACAGGCATGAAAATCCTCATCGGCTGTGAACACACCGGATCCGTGCGCCGCGCTTTTGCGGCGCACGGTCATGACGCTTGGTCTTGCGACCTGCTGCCCGCCAGTGATGGTGGCCAGCATTTGCAGTGCGACGTCCTCACCATCCTCGATCAGGGCTGGGATCTCGCCATCTTCCACCCAGACTGCACCTACCTCACGGTGTCAGCCGAATGGGCCTATGGTCCCGGTCCATATCACCAGAAACTCAAACCAGAGACCCTTGTCGGTAATGCCCGCAAGGCTGCACGTCTTGCGGCCGTTGCTTTTGTCCGCCAGCTGCTGGCGGCCCCTATCCCACGCATTGCCATGGAAAACCCGATCGGCCACCTGTCAACAGCCATCGGCAAGCCACAGCAGATCATCCAGCCGCACTGGTTTGGTGATGATGCCAGCAAGGCAACCTGCCTCTGGCTCAAGAACCTGCCGCCACTAGTACCGACCCTGCACATCGCCCCGCGTATAGTCGCCGGCCGGCCACGCTGGGCCAACCAGACCGACAGTGGACAAAACCGCCTGTCGCCCTCGGATGACCGCTGGGCGCTGCGCGCGGCTACCTATCCGGGGATCGCCGCCGCCATGGCGGCACAATGGAACGACGCGCCCGATCCGCAATTCCGCCTCTTCTAGGCACCGGTGGCGGTGGCGCCGGCGCCGTTTTCTTCCTGCCACGCGCGTCCCTGACAGCCGCGGCAAACAACCAGCTAACATCCCTCGCCAGCATAACGCTCCACCACCTCGGCGCCGGGGAACTTACGCTTGATCGCCGCCACCGTCATAAAAGCCTCAGAGGAGGCCATCAGCGTTGCCACCTCGTCGGGTGAAATCCACACGACGTCCTGGCCGTGCAGCTCGACCACACGGGGTTGGCTGGCCTTCTGGATGCCGATCGCCACCTTAAACCCGGTCGTCGGGCACACCCCCAGCAAGTAGCTGTCGTCGGGAATGTCGGCCTCCTCCATTGCCTTAACCGCGGCCGCATAGCCGCGGACCAGGGCAGCACCCTGGACCTGCACCTCGTTCGGCTCGCCTGTGGCACACGCCTCGGCGAAGATCTCCCGCTGCTCGTGCAGCCGCACCGCCAGCTCATGGTCGTGCCGGCGCAGCCCGATAACCGTCCACCGCGCCTCAAACTGCGCGGCCGCCTCATTGACGTCTTTCACCCATCGTTTTCGCAGCTCGCTTGGTGTCATTTTCAGCCTCCTGTTTTTGACAGCCTGTCACCCCACTAAAGCGGTTTCGGCACCGCTCTCTACCCCCGCCCCTATACACACTACTTTTCCTCCTTTTTGTTCTCTATATACCCCCTTTTTTATATATCTCTCTCTCTAAGAGGAGTATAAGTGATTTATTGCTTTGAACCCGCCGGTAGCGCCTGTGCCGCAGGCACAACTTGCAAAGCAGTTGTCTGGTTGCCGGTGCTTTGCTAAGTGCTGGTTTGCTTTGGTTCAAAGCAGTTTGTCAGCAGTTTGAAACCGCCAAAAATCAGTTCAAAAACGTGATTGGTTTTTGACATCCTGTCCATCCTGTCCATCTGGCAGATTGATCTGGTTGATGTCGGCTGAGGTCGCCGCAAAGCCTCCCGGCTTGGCCGACGCCTTGGCGTAACTGTCCCAAGCCGCTTTGCCGACATCGGTTAGTTTGATACCGGTGATGTAGCGCCGGCCACCATCACCTTGGATGTCACCGAGGCCGGGAATGCGCGCGCGCAGCTTGGGCAGTAGCCAGCGGCCGCCGACCGTGCGCGCCTCGTCGCCCTCCATGTCGGTTTCCCAGCCATTGTACGACCGCACCAAATCGCGCCGTTCCACCTTCATACCCTTCGCCACCGCGACGGCCTCGCGCGCCCACTCGCCGACCGGATTGTTCTCGTCCTTGAAATGCTGCAGCGCCGTCGCGACGCTCTCGGGGATGTCGTAGAACCCACGCCGGCGCAGCCGCGCCAGCCCCAGGATCGCCCAATTGAGGATCCCGGCGCTTTCCTTCTCGAACACACCGGCGCCTAGGCTGACGTCGCCGGCCTTGCCCAGGATCTCGGTGCGCGCGCGCTTTGCTTCCTCATCGGCAACGACGCTGGTCATCTCGAGAACGATCGACCGATTGAAGATCGCATCGGAGCCGTCGCGCGCTCGCGGCAGGCTGTTGCAGGTCAGCAGCACTGGCGTATTGAGCCGCACGTTCTGGATAACATGCCTGCCTTTCAGCTCGATGTTGATCGGCTCGCCGGTGACGATCGTCTTGAACCGTTGCGGGTCGAGCTTGTCGCCCTCGTTGATGGCATCGTCGCGGATCCAGGCCGTAGCGCCATAGAGGCTCGAGAGGCCGAAACGCTCGCCCAGCTCCGACACGGCCGGCGTTGCAATCGGGTCGCCCAGGAGCAGGGCGAAGATCCTGGCCAGTTCGGTCTTGCCTGTCCGCGATGGACCGACCAGGACCAATGCGCGGCGCTGCTCGCGCGACAGCGAGCTGATCGCTAGCGCAGCACCGGCCCACTCTTGGATCAGGTTAATCAGCGCGATCGCGTCCGGCCGATCGCAGAACATGCTGGCCAGCAGCCGCTCGAACACGGGGCATGTTTCACCCGGCGTGAATGTCGCGCCGACATGCCGCCGCGCGTAGGTGTCGGGTTGATGCCTGTCGAAATGCCCGGTTTCGATACGTAGCACTCCGTTGCGGCAGACGATCATGCCGGCGTCGGCCCAGGGGACGTCCTGTTGGTAAAGTTTTGGGTGTTGCGTCAGCCGCGTCCAAGCGAGCGCCAGCTGTGCACCGCGCGGCTGCACCTCGATCGTCTCGAACCCGGTCTGGATCAGCCCACGCAGCCGCTGCTCGTCGCTGGGGGTAAGGATCCGCCAGAACCCATCCTGATATAGCCACACCTCGCCCTCGGTGAGCATCAGGTCTTCGCGGTTGTCATGTAGCGCTTGGATGACGCCATCGGCCACGATGTACGGCGTGTCGCCAGTGGTCGGCTTGGGTTTCGGTTTGCGCTTGGCGCGCGCCTCGCCCAGGTCAACGACGTTTTCTGTGCCGGCCGACAGATTTAAATTAGTCGCTTTTTTACGGTCAGGCTGTCCGTCTTTTTGCTTCTCGAGCAGCTCGGGGTGCTTCTCCAGCCACCGCCGGCACTCACGGCGCCACTTCCGTTCCTCGTGTTTCCACTTGTAGGTAGCACCGTGCTTCTCGGCGCAGGTGCGGAAGGCGGCCATGGCAGCCGCCAGCACCTCCTCGAGCGGTTCCCCGCGCGACAACAAGGCGGCCGTGCACCGTTCCAAGGTTTCATTGATGGTCCCCGGCACCATGGCCTCGAGCATGGCCTCGACGTCGATCGGCGGTTTGTAGCCCTGCGCGGCTGCGGCCGCCAGGAAAGGGTTCGGCGCGCCGCCGGGGTCGGGGGGACCGATAACGGCGCGCCGCTGGAGTAGCGGTCTAGTGTTGGTGAGTAGCCACCCCTCCAGATCGTTAAGCGAGTACCGATTACCGTGGGTGATCTCGGCTGTCACCGGCACCCAGCTGTCGTACTTGGTGTTGTGCGTCCCAGGGAGCCGCATCAGGCGGCTAATCTCAGCGACCTGGGGGTCGCCCCCAAAATGGACCGCCAACGCACGGAGCAGACTTTCTAGCCTGTCACGGTAGGTCTGGCTGTTGACCGCGGCGTGGAACAAATACCAAACGTGGTAGCCGTGTCCGGTGCTGACCACGATCGAGGGCGGCAACTTGGCGCGGCCAATGGCAGTGCGGATAGCCTCCGCCGGGACGCCAGGGTGGTCTTTAAAGTCGATGTCGGTGTAAATGGCCGCGCTTTCGAGGATATTGTCCTTGTTGCGCTTGCCGTTGACCGTGCCGGCGCAGACGAAAATGCCGCGGCCAGGGCGATCGTTTTTCTTGATGAACATGGCGACCTGCTCCTGGTCGCGCGTCGAAAGGCGGATCTCACCTGATCCATCGCGCTCGTTGGCGAGGCTGGAGAAGTAGATCGGCCCTTGAGTAATCGGGTCGCCGAATACTTCAGCGACAAAAGCAATGGCCCCTTCCGCTTCAGTCATGGTCGTTCCCCCGACAGAAAAAGACCTTGGCGGAGGCCGGCCCCGCCAAGGGTACGAATGGCGGCTTTAGAACCGCGGCTTGGTCTTACCCTTCGCCGGCTGCGCCTTGGCGGCAACTGCGGCAGCAGTCATGACCTTTTTTGCCTGCTTTGCTTTTTTCTCGACCGTCTCGGGCGTGTCGAACGGCGCATCAGGTTCGCTCACCTCGTTGGCTGTCCGTTCGTCGCTGGCCGTCTCCACGAACGCCGACTTTTTCACCCACCCGACAATCTCGAACGTCGGGTACTTGATGCGGCCGTACGACTTGTTCTGGTGCATGTACGAGCCGGTGCCGATCTTGATCACCGGGTAGTCGTTGGGGTGCTGGCGCAGCAGCTTGCCGTACTTCACGCACAGGTCGCCGACGGCATTGATGCCGCCTTTGCTCGAGGTGGTGAAGGTGTAGAGATCGTCCTCCGATCCTTGCAGCAGCAGGTAGTTGGTAAGCTGCCAGGGATCCCGGCTAATGCCGTCGTCGCCGACTTCCCATTGGTCCTGATCATTGTCGCCCAGCTCATTGCGCCGCGGCGGCTGGTAGCCAGTAACGACCTTGCCCATGACGTGATCGGTTGGCTTGTTCTGCGACCAGCGCACCCAGCCAACCAGCAGCTCGTCCATGTTGGCGATCAACTGCGTTCCCTCCTCGATCGGCATGTCGTCCTGGCCGGCCGTCCAATCGCCCTTGGAAAACTTCAGCAGTTGCCCGACGATCGCCGTCTGTCGGGTTGCTTCGCCGTATTGTTGAAAGAAGTTCAGCCCAGTTGTCGCAACATCTGTGCTTCCGTTCTTTTTCAAAAGTTCGTTCATTGTTTTATTCCTCTGTTGTGTTTTCTCGCCAACGAATGTTGGCGAGGTAGTGCGGGGTGCAGTGGGACTTGAACCCACCGGCACCCCTAGACGGAGGGATGACCCCAAGAATGCAAGGTTGTCGGGCACATCGTAGGAGCAGATGCTTTGCATTCGGCAGAGCTGCTCGCGTCCAAGGCGCGATGGCCAAGGCTTTCCTCCGTTTTCATGTGCTGACCGAAATCGTCAGCCGATCTGTTGGTTCTCCCACTGTTTGATACTGCTCGACATCGACGCCAGCCTTGGCGGCCGCCTCGCGGATCGCCTTGTTGTCGTAGCTCTCGCGCCCCTTCACATTTGTCCAGGCAACAACACCAGGCACCTTGCGGATGCCTTTCTCGCGCAGGCGGTTTTTCATGGCGTCTTGTGTGGTCCGCATCAGCGCGTCGCAGGCGTCGCGGCTTCCTTCCGCGGACTTGATGACTTGCGCCATGTCTGTGATCTCAGCGACGAACTGCCTATCGAGCGGCTTTTCGTCATCGGTGAACGGCAAATTGCGCCGCTCGATGCCGCAGGCCTTGGTGAACGGGCAGTACTTGCATTCGTGGCCGCCGGCGATCCAGCCCTCGGGCGGGATGCGCTCGAGCGTCGTATCGGTCATGATCACCGTCGCGCGCCAGTGCGCCGCCTCGTAGATGTCCTGGTCGAACGGCACCACGAATTCTTTACCCTCCGACCAGAACGAGGCGTCGGTGTAGGAGAGCAGCGCATGCGTCGGCTGGTAGTGCGTCGTATCGCGGATCAGTCCCAGCTGGACGATCGTCTGGTAGACGTTTTCGGCCTTAGCGTTTGTCAGGTTCGAGCGCGGATCTGCGGTCTTGCATTCAGCCGTGACGCTGGTGCCGCAATCGATGGCGATCTCTTCGCGCTCGCGCTCATTGAGGTTGACGATCAATGCGTCTGGCGTGGCCGATAAATAATCTTTGGTAAACGTGCGCTGCGACTTGCCGGCAAATTTCAATCGCTTGCCGAAACGCTTGCGCATCGCCGGCACCCAGAAGTGCTGCTCGAACGCCGTCCCGCGCCGCCGTGCGCCCCAGCTGTCGACAAAGCCTTCGTCGCGCGGCACCGCCAGGCGCTTGTCGTCCTCGTTCTTCGTCCAGAAGATCTTGCGAATGCACTGGCCAATCTCGGAGGCGCCGACGGTCGACGCGCGATCGTCCTTGGAGAACACCGGCTGCGTCGCGTTGGCGTACGCATGCAGGGCATCGGATATGATCATGAGATTTCCCTTGTGATGAACGATTAAAGCTTCTGCCGGGTCGTCTGCCTTGTCAACATGTCGCGGATCGTAATGAACGCCGTCGGCCCTTCGCCAGGGATGCCGTCATCGTACGGCTCGTAGCCGTTGACGATACGCAGGCGAACGATGGCGGACGCAACGACACTCAGCAGGACATGCTTGGCCTCGGCGTCCAAATCGTGGATCCACGCGGCGCCGCGCACATAGCTGATGAGCTTGTCGCTGTCTTCGATCGTCATCGTGCGCAGCAATCGCGTCAATGTTTTCCACTGCTCTTTTTGCTGGCCCATTAGTTGTGTCCTGATCAGCGATCGCTTCCACCGGTAGTAGTGGCGCACTTGCTTGTACTGGTCAGCCATCTTCTTTTCTGCCGGCGTCGGCACCATCGGCGCCTTCGCCGCGCGCTTTTCTGCGGCGCGATACTTTGCCTTGGTGGCGGCAACAACCTGGCGCAGGCCTTGTGCTTCAAACGGATTTGTCACGCAGCCTCTCAACCTCGTCGACCAGGTCATCGATGCGATCGTGCAGCGATTTGTTGTGTTCGATTACGCGCAGGCCGGTCCAACTTGGTCGCACGTCCTCGAGGCGCCAAGCTTGTGCCGCCTCGCGTAACTGCGCGATAGGAATTGTTTCGAGGCTTACTTTAGCGCGCCGATCGTCAGCAGGAAGCCGATCGCTTCTTGTAGCGTTCGCACGATGGTGTAGCGGTGGCCTAATCTTTGGCATCGCGCCTCAAATCCTTTCTGGTTGTCCGACTGCCGCCCCTTGGCGGTCTTCGTCTCCATCCACGCGCATTTGCCACCCGGCAGCAGGACACAGAGGTCGGCCGCACCGGGCGTAAGCCCTTCCTCTTTCATCCTGGCGCCCATGCGGCCACTGCGCTTGCCGGCGTTGGGGATGGCGACTGCGAACACGTTTGGCGCGGCGTTGTAGTACAGGTAGTTGAGGATTGCCGCTTGGATCAGGTGCTCGTCGGCGAGCGAGCGATACTCGCCCGGCTTCACAGGCGTCGCTGCCAATTTTGATACGCCATCTGTGCGTGATGCCGGCAATAGGGCTTGTCTTCGACAACGGCGGCGCCGCAGAATGTAAACGGCGACCGATCTCCGGTCGGCCATCGGCAGTCGCCGGGGCCCAGCTTCTCGAGCAGGTAGGCGCCACTCGGCAACGCCTCCCTGACGTTTCGCGGCGGCTTGGTCCTGGCGATCTGCACAGCGGTTTTCTTTCGCCGTTGCGGCCGCAAGCGCACGGTAGGGCGGGACATGCCCTCTCTGTTGGCACGGCCAATGATAGCGCTGCGGGTGAAAGGAATGCCGAATTCGGCCGATAACCGGCTGGCGATGTCGGAGAAAGCGAGGCTAGCGTCCTGCATGAGCTTGCTAAATCGGTTTATCACGGGCGGTGTCCAGTTCGACATGAGGGGTACCCCGGCTAAGTGTTTTTGTTGCCCTTGCACGTTAGTCCAAAACGTGTGATTGTCCAAACATAAATGGAGGGCTGAATGACTGACGCTACGTTGAGAGAATTACGCCGCAACGGCAAACCGCCGGCACCACCGCCACCCTTACAACCCACACCGGAAGAACTGGCGGTCAAGACCGCGGTCGAGCATCACGTCGCCAGCTATCAGCGGCTGCAGCTCGAGCGCGACGAGGCGCGTACCCTGGCGAACAAGCAAGAGCAGATGCTCACCGTCGCGCGCATCGAGATCGAAGGCCTGCGCGCTGAGTTGTCCGCTTCGCAGTCGCGCATCGCCTCCTACCAGCACGAGCGGGATGACGCCATTGCGGTCTCTGCCAGCTGGGAAGGACTGTTCATCGATGTCAGCGCCATGATGCGCGCGCGCGGCATTCCGGCCGGCCCACACATCAGGGAAAAAATTAGTGACAAAGCGCCTGATTGATCGCGACGAGCTGTGGACGCTGTTCGTCATGCACTACTGGGACAGCTTCCAAAAAGATCGCGACCTGATCCTGTCGCATATCAACGACGTGATGATGATGGTGAAAGATGAAACCCCTGCCCCCCGACGTTCCACGGTGCCGCGGCCTGCGCCCAGGAATGCCATGCCCCGTGCCAGATGACTGCGATTGCAAGCGCATGGATGCGGAGATGGATGCCGCGTTCAGCATGACCAAGCCAGACGATCGCATCCTGCTCTACGTCGCGCTCGTTCTGGCGCTGGCGACCGCCATCAGTTTCTTTGCCGTCTGGAAGGCGATGGGCGCCGATATCGATCGCGCCTGTCTCACCAAGGCAGAGGCGCGCGCCAAGTATCAGACAAGCCATTTGTATTGGCATAGCGCGCGGCATTGCTGGGATAACCGCTCGATGCGGGCGACCCCTAAGGCCGATCGCCTGCCACTGCACCGGCCCAAGCTGGAGCCGGATGGTGCGCTTGTTCAGAAAGCAATCGTCGCCCACGGCCCGACCGTGGCTTATCCAGATCTCATGCCGGGAGGCGGCACGGTCGTTGCCATGCTGCAGCCAGAAGCGATGACGCGGTGGCCGTTGGTCGTGGACCTCGATGTCGATCCACCATCGTTTGCGCCATGGCGCGAGCGTGTAGCGCCGCTGGGACACTAACCGCCGCACAATGACTGAGAACGAATTAATCGAGGAACTGCAACGCGGGGCCGGAATCGGTGCCGCGTTATCTGGAAATCCCGAGTACATAATGGACTTAATGCGAAAGGCTGCGCGCAAGATCAAAAAGCTACGCAAAGAACTTAATGGCCCTACAGGAGATAACTGATGGCTTTGGATCACATTACGCTGCCAGACTGGAACAGTCTCTCAAATGACGAGCGTACCGAGCTTGTTAAAATTGTTAGCTGGTTTAGTTGGCCTCCGGGGAATGACGGACAGTTTGCCCTTGAGTTCTACAACGCAGTTAAAAAAATGGCATACGAACATCGTCCAAAAATCTTAATGGTTGGCGATGTCCAATACCGAGGCAACAAACCCCTTCCTGGTGGCTGCGGCCGCGCAGGGTTACTTGTTGGCTAGAAAATGAAACCAGACATCGACATGGTTGCGATAGCGGCTGTCATCATTGTGGTGATGTTTGTCAGCATGCGCCTGCTCTACGGCTACTGGCCGTGGCGGTTTCACCCGCAGGTTAAGCGCATGCGCGAGATCGTCATCGAGCAGGTGAAAGCTGACGGTGGAATTAGTTTTGAGCCAATTACCGCGTCTCCAATTCTTGGGGTGGCAAACGAGAACGGAGATACGTTCGTCCGGCAAATGGGAGGCGGGCCGGAACAATCGCCACCCAAGGGGACCAACCGTACAGAGGAAACTACATGAAGAAAGTCTTACTACTCGCTGCCGTGGCCATGCTGGCTGCGACGGCTGCGAAAGCTGACATTACGCTTGGAGGGACGAACTGGTCCTTCAACGGAGTGGACAATCTCGTCCTGTCTCCGGTTGTGCCGGGCGGCAACCAGCCACAGAACATCCAGTGCATTATCTGCGGCGCCAACCAGCCGCAGCAATCGAACACCTTCGGCTACACCAACTTTGGCAACGCCGGTAATCAAACCAGCGAGGTGTACTTCTCGACCAACGTGATCGGTGGCGGCAATCCCGGCACCAACACTGTCGGTACCGGCTATGACGGTTCGTTCTTGCGGGCTTATCTGCTCGCAACTGGTGATCCGACATTGACGTTCACGATCGGTATCGACGCCAACGATGCCAACAACCCGCAGACGCTGTCGTCGTTCTTCCTGCTCAACCTCACAACGCATACCGTGTTGTCAGCATTTACCGGCGGGACGACCGGCAACATCGCGACGCAGAACAACGGCACGGGGTTTCCTGACTATACGCTGGGTGAGTTCAACATCACCATCGGTCAGGACATTCATGCGGGCGACCAACTGATCTTCTTTGCCAACATCCAGAACGCGAACGACGGTCCTGACAGCTTCTTCATCCAGCCGCTTGCAGCACCATCAGAGGTTCCGTTGCCGGCAACCGTATGGTTGTTCGGCGCCGGCATGGGCGGACTAGCCATGCTGATGCGCAAGCGCAAGAAGCAACTCAGTCAGGATATGACTGTAGCGTAGCGTAACGAGTACCCTGGCGCGGCGTTTGGCACCCGCGCCAGGGATTAAGGAGAGACGAATGCCGCGCAGAGCTGCTGGCGTTACCCAAGTCACGGTCAAGTATACGACGCGATCCGGCCGGCCGCGCATTTACAAGTATTGGAAGAGCCGTATTTACGTCGACGGCCGCAACATGGCGCTGGGTCATTACAAGACCAGGGAAGACGCGCTCTACGCCTATCAGCGGGCGCAGAAACTCTACAGATAGGACCGCTTGACAAGGCTGCCAGACTGTCCTATATTGCTCCTGTTCATCACAAGGAGCTGATCAATGACACGAGCACTACCCTACAACGAGAGCCTAATTATCGGCCTGGGCTGGTTCTACGACCTGCACATTGCCGGCGGCTGGACGCACATGGACGTGCGTGACGACGAGGGTCGTCGCATCCCGTTCAACACGCCAGCTGACGTCGTTCGCTATCTCGACATCGAGGGCGAGTAACGTGGAACGCTCGGTCGCTATCAAAAAGCTTGGCAAGTTGCTTGGCAAGAAACTGGGCTATCGCATCAACACCAAGGCGCCGACACAGGAAGAAAAGGCCGCGGCGGCAGCTGAGTTGCCGGCAGCAGTGGAGGAGCGCCGCAGGCTCAAAGAACAAAAGGACGAGCGCTACCGGACCATCATTGCGGCGGATGCGGAGTACCAACGCCTGTTTGCTGAACACCGCGTCGCCAGCGACAGGACCGATCGGCTGTCGTCCATCACCCGCTGCCACAAGATCACCGTTGGTGTCTCTGAGAGCATGTTCTTCCTCGTCAAAGCTGAAGGCGACAGCTGGGAAGAGGTCATCGAAAAAGTATCAAGAAAGGGGGTGACTAAATAAATGGGAGCTGAAAAAAAACCGTTCGAGGACGACTGCCGCAAGTTGGCTGAAATCGTCCTCGCTGACGAGTTTGTTTTTTACAGCCAGGTCGATCGCAACGACCTGGCTGCTGAGATCCAGAACACGCTCGAGAACTGGGTTAATCGCAGGAACAGCGAGCACGAGCCTCACGGGAATATTCCCGGCGAGACTTGACTGCAACTGGCGGCCGCTAGTCCCCGAATAAGCGGCCGCCAGCCAGCCCCTCGCGAGGGGTGCCATCAGGCCCGCGGGGGCTCACACCATCAAGCCGGCGCAAGCCGGCTTTTCATTGACCTACGTCAAAAAACAAACGCCACCGGGGGCTGAGGCCGGTGGCGTCTGATCACAACACAGCTCGTTCATCACAACGGAGCTGGCGCACTATCGCAGCGCATGACGTCTGCGTCAAACCAGCAGCGGCAACACGCCTCCCAGGAGCCGCCCTGAGTGAGGAAGAAGTAACCTCACAAGAATGAGAATGCAGACCAAGGCAAAAATGATCCAGATAATCTGGACGACCTTGGGTGGCAGGGCAATGCCGGCCACCGTCTGCAGTACCCAGATGATCAAGTAGATCACCAACGCCAGCAAGCAAATGTAAATCAGCGCATAGATGATTGCTTCGATCATGGCGATTACTCCGGTGGCCGCTCGAGGACGAACATTTCCTTCTCGTCGCGCAAGTAAACGTGTGTCACGCCATCAGCCCGCACGGTAACGTAAATGACGTGCGCCGGGTTCACCCAGACCGACTGCTGGCGGACGCCTTCGCTGTCGCACCGCGTCAGCTTGACGAGATCGAACACCGCCTTGTCATATTCAAAGTGTGCGACCAGCTCGGTGTTGGTGGTGAGCGTGAATGTGTAGGAGGCGTCGGTGCTCGCCTCGAGGCCGTTGATGTAGGACCAGTGCGTGAAGGCGTAGTCGGGGTACGCCCTGGCGACGATCGTGACCTCGGTGCCTTGCGGAAACGAGCCGTCGCCGGCTGTATCGCCACCGATGGCGGGGAAGGCACTCGTTGTGAGCGTCGACATTACCGGGCGCGGTTCGCCTGTGTCAGACACCGTACAGCAACCTTTTCTGGTTCACGGTATTACCACCTCGTGGGGCGGCTCCTTCACCCCGATGGTCGTCTCATAACCTTAAAGGCCGCGGCGTTGTCAGGCGTCGCGGCTTTTTTAATTAAATCCAGGCCGGCGCCGCCGTTTCGCGTTCGTACTGCGCCGGCGGATCCAACCGGTGTACTGCATACAGCAGGCCGCTGCATCCCGGCTGTTGGTCCATCGTATCGGCATCGAACTTGCCGTCAGCCACGTACTTGCCAGGCTCCTGGATTGTCGTGCCGGCCCACAAATAGGGCGATGGCAGGCCTTTGTTGTAGTAGCCGGTGCCGTTGTACTTCTCGAGGTGAAACAGCATTTTCTCCAGCCGCCAATCGGTGACCTCGGTCAGCCCGTCATACTCGAGCGCGTCGATCGCGCCCTCCTCCCAGCTGTCAAACGGCCCGCGGCCGGCCGGCACCAGCTCGGTGACCTCGTTAAGCGGCTCGCCGTTCCCCAGATAAGTATCGAAGTCGCAATCGCTTTCCCTGCGATGTATGGCCGCGATCATCATCCAGGGAACGCCAGTGTCGCGCTCGACGCCCTGGTAGCGCGATTTATTACTTATTGCGTGTTGCCCCAGCTCCTTGAACATCGCCGCCCAATCGGCGTCGATCGCCTCCATGGCATCCCACTGCTGGGCGTAGAGCGGCCACATGGTGCCGTAACTGAACGACATGGCGTCCTCCTAGCAACTCTGTGGCGACCACTTGAGCGCGTCGACGCGAGCGCGCTGATACGCAACAATAGAACTCTGCATGCCGGCTGCGGCGCGCGCCGGCTGCTGGTGCGGATCCTTGAGCCAACCGGTGAACAGGTGTCCGACGTTTTCCCGAAACGCATCATCGATCGCCGCCAGAACCTGCGCGCGAATGTGGACGCGGTCCTCGTCAGTCACGCAAACCGGTGTCGGCGGTGCTGCACTTTGCGCGTAGAGGAAGGTGCCGACCAGCAGCACGATCACGAATATCGTGGCGATCGCCCTGGTCATGGTCCCCACTTAACGACGATCAAACCTGGCGCGCCGGGACCGCCGGGACCGGATATAGCACCGCCCCCACCGCCCCCACCGTAATAGCCGCCATAGCCGCCGTACCACGAAGATCCGAGAAACCCGCTGGCACCACCACCGCCACCGCCACCCGATCCAAGGTTGGCTTGGCCGAAATCAGGACCGTTGCCGCCAGTGCCGCCTTGTCCAGCATTGTTGGGATGGTTGTAACTGTCCCAGACGGCTCCACCACCACCGCCACCATCGACACCCGGGTTACCAGCATGGCCGCCATCAAGATTAGAGCCACCGATCGCCGCACCGCCGCCGTAGCCGGCGTAATTGTTGCCGCCAGCGCCGGACACGTATGACGGCGCACTGTCGCCACCCCTGCCGCCACCGCCATTGCCGCCGCCACCTGGTGCCGCGTAACTAACGCTACTGCTGTTGCCGCCAAAACCGCCGCCGCCATTGGGGCCAGCAGCACCACCACCACCTGCGCCGCCGGCAGCCTGAAAGGCGCCACCATATCCGGTGCCGCCATTGCCGCCGTTGTACTTCACGTCACCAATGCCATTGGCGACATTGCCGCCGGCGCCCCCAGAATTGCCGCTGCCGCCGGCGCCAGGAGCAGCCTGACACAGCGTTGCGCCATCGCTCCTGATGAACAGCGTGTAGCCAGCGGGGCCATCAATGCGGATGGTGACGACAGATCTTGGTAAGAGGATGCAATTGATAACGCGGGAGTAGGCGCCGCCACCACCACCGCCGCCCGATTGCCCGCCTGCGCCTGCGCCTCCGCCGCCGATGCAGTGGATCTCGTTCTTGTCGTCAGTCCAGTTATCGGGGACTGTCCACGTCGTGCCGCTGCCCCACGCTGCGACTTGTTGCGTTGCCGGCCGCGGCCGACCTCCAATCAGCATTGCCTGAATACCGGGGAGCATTAACTGAGTGCCGATGCCGTTGAACAGAGAATGTTGCTGGCATCCCAGACAATGTACGAAATAACATTCCAAGTGCCTGTTGTTGTTGGCTTGATGCCATTGGCAAACTTGTAGGCAGTCCCCCAAGTAGCAGTCGGACCGACAATCATGAAAACACCCTTCTGACCTACTTTCGTATTGACCGGATTTGCAACCGTAACTGACCCTCCACCAGATATTTGAAAATCAAGACCAAGCGAAAAATCTGGCGCTACTCCACTCACCAGAAGTACCGGCGCAGCCGCCCCCCACACCGTGCCGACATCGACAACGTGCGTTGGCGCAGAGTTGGCGCGAAATTCGGCAACGGTGGCGTGAACTGTTGCCGCGGCGGCAATGGCAGCGTTCACGAACTTGGTGTTGGCAATGCTTTGGTCATTATCACCAGCTGTCTGATCCGGCGCTTGCGGATCTCCGGTCAGTACTGGCGAATTGATTGGCGCCTTGGTGTCGATGCTGGTCTGCAGCACCGTTCCCATTGCGATGAGGCTGTTTGCTACGAACTCCGTATTAGCAATGCTCTTGTCATGATCACCCGATGCCGGTGTCGGCACCTGAGGATCTCCTGTAAGCACGGGGCTGTCGAGCGGCGCCTGCGCTGCGGCCGGTTTCGTCCACGGTCCCCACACACCGCCCTTCTTCTCGCGCACCCACAGGCTGCCGGGGACAACGGTGTCGTTCTGGTCGCGCGCCTCGACCACCAGGTTGTTATTGGCCGGCGGCACGGCCGGCGGATCGGAACTGTAGACCCACCCGACAAAAGCGTGTCCGGCTACTGGCGAGCTGGTGGCGGTGCTGGCCGCATAAAACGATCCTGGATACCAAAGCTGGCTATCGAAATTAGTGACGATCTGTGACGCCTTCTCACCACCCATTGTGTTGAGCGCGTCATCGACATTGGTGGCGCCGGTGCCGCCAGCGATGATTGGACGCGGGATATTAAGATCCTGCTCAACGTCGGCGATGAAAATGTTGTACTTGTTACTCTCGATCGACTGATCGGGAATACCCTGAGTGCCGGCCGGGATATGATAGACGTTTGAACCGTCGCGCGGCATTACTGACCCCCCTGCTGATTGATCAGCGCCTGCGTAATCGCGTTGCGCATGACAAAGTTTTGCGCTGGTGTTCCTGGGTAATAGAGCGGATCAGCATCGCTAGCGGCCTGCGCCTCGCGAAACATCGGCGAGCGTTGCCGTACCAGATTGCCAGCCTCTTCAGCGGCGCCGCGTCGCAACGAACCAGCGCCAGCGCGCATGCCGCTGGCAGTAGCACCAGGCAAAGCAAAACCGATAGCACCACCGACCGGGCCACCGACAGCATGACCAAGGTAGGCCATGCCTGTACTGATTGGAGTAAGACGCGACAAGGCGCCGACAATCCCACCACCGCCGGTGAGCGCGTTGGCGCCGCCCTCGAGCGCGCGCACCCCGCGAGATCCGGTTTTTGCGGCATCGAGCGCAGCAATCTCTTCTGGGACGAAACCACGCGGGCGCTGCGTCGTGCTCTCGACGGTGCTGCGCAGCTGATTGGTCAATGCGCGTTCTGGATCAGAGGCGTTGGCTGACTTGCGCAAGATAGTGTCGACAATGCTGCCGCGTTTGCCGGCGGCGTAATCGGCAACGCCTTTCTGCAAGGCATCGTTGCCGGTCTTGTCGAGATGATCGTAGAGCATCGAACGCGCCTGCATGGCGCCGCTTTCGCCTTTCTTGCTGCCGGCGCTCGTTGCTTGGCGAAACTCATCGATGTCCGCTGGCGTGATCAGTGGCCGGGTCTTGGTCTTGTCGAGCAAGACATCGATCGCCTCGTGCGTGACCGGCGCTGCTTTTTCGTACTGGCCGCTCGAGGCAAGCTTGGCCTTCATGTCGTTGGCGAGCTGCGCGATCGAGTCCGGCGAG